ATTAAATAAATTTTAAAAAATAAATTAAATAAATTTTAAAAAATAAATTAAATAAATTTTAAAAAATAAATTAAATAAATTTTAAAAAATAAATCGAATTAAATATATTCCAAATAATCAGTAAGATAAATGTCTAATATTTTGGGATCTAGAATGTTTTTATAATCTTTTTCGCACTTTTTACGGATTCTTTGCTTAATGATTGACTTAATGTGTTCGTCATCATCTGACTCGTATTCTTTTTGTTCTTTGGGTGACAAGTCTTTCAATACTTTGGAAATGGTTTGAGTGATTTCGTCCTTGATCACCCACTCTGGTTTCAAATCGGGGGTGTCTTTATCCAATACATCCAATGTGGACAACATGCGCATTATCTTGCCGGTGCTACACACCACATTGTCGTTTTCCACGGACGAATTAATATTGTCTAACAGCATCTCTATGATGTTGTTGTTGTTTTGCGCTTTCGACCATACCAGATTGAAAACATCTTGTTCGCTTTTGTCGTATTTGGAATGTATCAAGTCGCCATAAGAATCGCACACCTTTTTAACATTGGGATATTTTGTTTCATTTAAGTGGGAATACAAATTATTTAAATTCTTATAAAAGTTGGTATTTTTTTCGGGGTTCTTCTCCAATATGTCTAAAATGGTGTTGCCGATGTTTTGCAAACTGTGATCGTGCACATTTTGTGTGTCGTTGGTCACAATTTGTCTAGGGACCTTCTGCATGAGGGTGTTTTCGAAATCATTTTCGAGTTCGTCTATATCGTCATCATAATGTTGTAACCAATCAGGGTTGAAGTTAGATTTGTATGGTATTAATGTGTTCATTTTTGACGCGGCGTGTTGTAAATTGTTAACAATGTTGGTAGGTAACTGTTTATACACAATGTGGTTCTGTTTCATGGCGTCCAAGTCGGTGTAATCGATTGTTTGGATGTCTTGTAGATGAAGTTTACACCACGGATGTAAAGTAGATGAGAAGTGAATGAAGGTTGAAAAAATTCGGGCGGCCAACATTTTATCGGGTAAAAAGTTGGGATGAATTCCGTGCAAATAAATTTTGCCGATAGACAGAATGCTCTCTTCGTATCCACACTCTAACGCTTTCAAGTAACTGTTTATGATATTGTCAATATTGATGATTTTTTCATTTTCATATACTGTAGCTAATCCTAAATAACATGCTCCTTTCAATTTGTCATTTTTTGTTATCTGAATACATTTTTTATAGTTTTCAACTGCTAAATACGAATTTTTCGTTTTACCGAATTTTCCATAATGATACAACTCACCAAACACAAAGTAATCCTCGTCACTGTATGTGGTGACAGTGTCTACAAAAGTGTCTATCGTTTGCTTAACATTATTCTGTAAAGATTGGGTTGCGGTGTGGTGTTTTCGAAAAAAATACTGCAGAAACAGAATTGGTCCAATCAAAATAATGCCCAAAAAAAAAATAATCGAATATTTCATTTTTTAATTAATTGATATTTTAATTATCAATTATGGTAATTGTATTTTAATATTCGATGGTAAATAAAATATGATAAACAAATGTTGGTGTACAAAATGGTGTTGCTACGACGATCCTTACGATAAACAGTGTATGAAAATAGTAACTAAAAATAACATGAAAGTCAGATGCAAACGGTATGGTATCATGTATCACAAGGAAACTAAGCGTTATTATTGTGAGATGCATTACATGATTGTTGTTGCTGAGTTGAATAACAAAAAGGATACGGACATAATACACTCATCTGATGATAATATGGATTCATCGTACGAATGTTATTCGAATAGCGATTAAAAAAAAAAATAAATTTCAAATTATGAGAATTTAAATATTACATAAGAATCATTCAAATATGATCTACGCATCAAAATCACTGTCGAGTATAACAAACAAAGAAGGAATGGAAATGTCGTCGTCCAAACAAAATGATTGTTTTTTTAAAATTATAGAAAGACTCTTAGGAATCATAAACGAGTTACAAAAGTTCGAAACGAAGATAAAAACATTGGAAAGACTTAATAACATAGATGTGAATGATTTTGTGCACTCCTTGTTACATAGCTTGAGCGACGAGGATAAGGTAAAGTTCAAAACCGGGATGGAGTTTATGAAAAACGAACTCAAAATAATTTTATCATCATAACTCAAGAGCCTACTTATGGAGAAAGACTTTTTATTTAATGGATGAACAATTTTTTGCTGTTTAATATATCTAGTTTGCAAAAAGGACATTTCGAGTTTTCGGTGGTTCTAATTTGATCTAGACAAGAAAGACATATTGTGCATGTGTGTTCCTCGTGGATGATAACATGCGATACTAAGTTATCATAACAAATTTTACACTGTGTGTTCTGTTTTTTTTGGTTCTCGTTAATGTACATTTCCATGTGTTGTAGCAGGGTACGATTGGGGTCAAAGGAAATCTCTTTTTTCAACATTTTAATTAGATAATCTTCCAAATGGATCCGTTGGTCTATTTTGGTTTGTTTGAAAGTTAAATATTTTTCTAAAAACACACCACGGAACAACTTAAATTCTTCCCAATATATTTTTAGAATCATCTCATTTTCGACTCTTATTAGTTCTTTAAGATATTGCTGAATGTTTTTTGTGAACAAAGTGTTGTAAAATATTCGTTTGTATGTTTGTTCATCTGAGTTTTCAAGAAAATCGCTGAGTTGTATTAGTTTTGTTTTATTCCAAAGTGTATTTGTTATTTCGCTAACATCAATGATTTCGTTCATGTTTTTTTTTGTAAAAAATATTCATTAAATTCAATCTATTTTTTTTTTGTTTTTTTTTGTTATAGTGAAAATCGTGATTAAATTTAATGCATTTTTTTCTTTATGAATAATTTTGAAAAGAATCAGGTAAGGCGAGGCATGTAAAATATAAATAATTATTCAAAATCGGTTGATAGAATATATACACGAAACCATGTGTATAGTTAAAACCTTTTTTCAAATGGTTAAAATTTCATATTTATTTGTTTATTAAATTTAAAAAATGCAAAGTTCAACAACAAACTTTACATCAAATCAGTGGGTTCATTTAATGATATCGATTGACAAATCAAATAGTAATGTATCTTTTTATGGGAATGGAAATTTGATCGAAACGCATTCGAATACGGAGATTGCTTTTAATGACAATATCAAGAACGAAAGTATGTTATTAGGCAGTTCTTTTGTGCAAACAAAATCAAATTATCAAGGTTATATAGACGATTTCACAGTCTTTGACAAGAGCCTCACAACCACCGAAGTGAATACCGTTTACAACTCTTACAGTTCAATAGAGAGTTTACCTTTGAACAATTGGTCGCATATTGCGGTAAACTACGACAAGGTCCGAAAGGAATCGCATATTTCAATAAACGGTGTTGAGGTGGGTAAATACGAGAACTACGACACAGTGATTAACAACAACACCAGCAATATTGTATTCGGAGGGAACGGGTTCGTGGGAGAGTTGGGCGAGGTGACCATCTTCGAACGCCCCTTGTCCACCAACGAAATCAACTATTTGGCAACCAACGAAGAACGCCATTTAGGCCAACATGTCATTTTTGAAGCTACCTTCAAAAACTTGTCCTCCACAGAAATGGTGGACAGTTCTAGCAACAATATACACGCTGCCTTAACAAATACCGCCTCGTACATTGTGGGTCACACCACCAACTCCAAGGCGCTTGCCTTTAACGGAACCCAAACCGCCACTTTAACTAACTCTCAGCCGTACAACAACTTCGATCAAATGACCATAAACTGTGTAATGAAACATGATCTGTCCAGTATCGCAACATTGATACAAAAGGACAGTGTGTTCAAATTATACATCGATACCACAGGGGAGCTCAAGTTTGACCTTTTCGACGCGGGCGGAGTGCCCGCCACCTATGTTTCGTCAACAGTCTTAATCGTATCGGACACATACGCAAACATTGTGGTGGAGGTGGACAAGCACGAGTCCTTCGTCAAGTTCTACAAGGACCACACATTGACGGACACCTACTCCAGTATCAGCATAAACATGCCCCAAGACAACACGAACGACATCGTGATGGGTCCCGGACTGAAGGGTGGTATGTCTTACATGCAGATCGATTTGGGTTACAATGCATATAGCACCTTGACCACTAGCTACGCGATTATCACGAATAACGGTGCAGCTTTCCAAAGCGGTTCATTGTCTCCGGGTATCTCTTTAAACACTTCGCTAACATACATGATTCGTTATAAGTTTGGAACACATAGAGGTTCTGGGGGTACTAGCTACATGTTGGTGTATTTTACAAAGGTTCCAACTGGTACTAAGTTTGGTGGTATTCAATATAGTGGTTCCTCTTATTTTCTTACAGTGTACGGTTCAGACAGCACCACCTTTGATCATACGGACGGAGAATGGCATACGGTGATCTGTAGATGTGTTTATAATGCACCTCCGGTAGGATTTGTGAACGGTGTTCGGTTGACTGGTGCTAATAATCAAGGCGGTTCTGCCGATTTCACAATCGATCAAATCAACATTAACGACGAATATAACGGTATTGACGAGATCGACTATCTTGTGGTCGTTCCCGATGCCTTGACCGAAACTCAAATGCAATCTTTATACAATGACTACAACGAGGACATTGAAGGGTTCTTGTCCGCAAACGGCTTAACACCCACCGTCAAATACACCTTTGAGAACGACAACACGAACACAGGCACGGCGGTTGGATTGCCCCCCATTAGCTTCCAAACCCCGGATGTATACACAACTGCAGGCACCAAATTTGAGATTCCTTCGGTGGCGAACTTGGTATCGTCCACCGACAATATGTGGGTCAATGTGGACTACTCCGCCACCTTGCTCGCCAACTACACCTTCGACGAATCCGGTGGAACCACTGCGATCGACAAGTCGAGCAATGCGAATCACGGCACATTCGTAAACAACCCTGTTCGTTCTTTCGGCACATACGATGTACAATCCAAGGGCTTGAAATTAGACGGAACTTTAAATCAAAGTGTCACTATACCTGGAACGCCCTACTCTAGCGTCGATTTGAACACCATGACCTTGAGCGCTTGGGTGAACACAGTAGACAATGCCGCTCACAAATCCATTGTGTCCAAAGGAAGCGAGTTCGATTTCGCAATCAATGCTGACGGTAAGATGGAGTTCACCGCCGGAGCGGTTACATGTACATCGAGTATGAACAATTCAAACACGAGTTGGAACCATCTCGCCGTCACCCTCGACGAATACAACGGGGAGGTGAAGTTCTACAAGAACGGTGAAAACACAGACACCTTCGCCCCCAATCCTTTTGTCAATATTCCCATGACCACTACCAATTTGACTATTGGTAGCAACCTT